CTGCGAAGTAGACACCGGAAATCGCTATTGCCAGATTCGTTTGAAGAACTGGAAAGGCTTGATTAACGGAGACGATTGTTGCTTCGCCTTACGAAGATTTGAATCTTGGTCAGATATGTCGCGATGTGTGGGTTTAGAGAATTCCGTTGGGAAAACTTTCTTCTCACCCGAGTTTGTTGAAATGAACTCGCGATCCTTCGTGATAGATGTTAGTCATCCTGAATATCTTATTCTGCCTTCCGGGGGGAAGGTTGGATTACATTTCATGGAGACTCCTTTCATCAATTTTGGCCTATTGAAAGGTTTGATACGTTCAACCTCATCACTCAGTGATAAGGACCTACGGTTTGAACGCTTCGGCTGCCTTGGTGATTGCCATTCCGATCTATTGGAGAACATGATGTTTCTCCATGGTGAGCTCGACTTTTTGTTCAAGAGGTGTAACAAGGACCTCTTACAGGATAAGCGACTCACTGGTATTCCTTACTATGTCCCTAAATGGTTAGGTGGTCTCGGTATGAAACCGGGCCCAAACATTAAGGACTTTATTAGTAACACCGAAAGACGCCAAGCGTACATAATTCTCGGTGATGGAAATAAGACCAGATTTGTTGGTAATGCTAGAACTTGTTTGGTGCATGAGAAAGTTAATGAAATTCTCGAAACCTTGGCCGACAGTGTTGATCTTGGAAAGACAACACATCGAGCTCTTGAGTTAAACAACGGTGATGTGGTTTCCTTAGAGAAGGAAAATCAGCGTGTCTATACCATGCTCGTTGAACGAGTCTGGAAGAGCGCTTCTGTCGTTGATCTGAAAACAGACATTGATGAGGAAATTTTCGCTGTACCTGAGTGGGTCTCCAAGAAGGACTCACAGAGTGTTTGCGACAAAAGTTCACTCCAGCTTCTTATAAATAGAAGACAGATTTATTCTCGTCTTAATAAGAATAGCCATGTCTGGACCGGTGCTTTTGATAGGGCACAGTCAAAACAGATACCTGTTCTACCATGGTGGCAGTTATGGAACCGACCTAAAGGTCCCATCTTCCCTGTGGTGGTTGCCGATCCTGTCCGTGACATGATCTGGCGAAACAGTGAACTCGTCTACTAAGTTCCACAATCCCGATGACGTTAGGGGTTACGTCAAC